AACACGTATGGCGCTTGCGAATTGTTTGGCGGGCGCATTTCCAATACGACCATTGAACGAGGCAAAGTGAAATGGACGGTGACAAGTTTTCTGGATGTGATCAATCAACTGGTCCCGACGAACGTCATCGAGCTGACGAGCACCTTGGCCGGCTACAAGGGAGCGACGCCGCCGTCAGGGCTATCGCAGATTCCACAATTCAATGTGATTGTCGGCTCGACACCATCCAGTCTAATTGCAGATTGTACTTCACCAAGCGCGCATCAGATTTTTACGGATAATCTTCTCCGTCTTGGATTCATCGTTTTCAATTCAGGAGGTACTCTTGACCGCCGCTGGAGTGCTATTCTCAGTAATCAATTAATCACAATTGCTGCCGTGAACTACAACCAGATTGTGCTAGTGACGCCGCTGCCCTGGGCGCCGACACCTGGCACAGATACGTTCTATGTCTCAGGTGCGTTGCCAATCGATCCAGCCGAGGGTAGCACTGACGGGTTCCCTTATGTTCCTAACCCTGAGGGGGCGCTATGAATCCCGTTGGCCAATTGACAACCGAGCAGGTAGCGCGTGCGCAGGTTGTGGCCGAAGCCCGCTCTTGGGTCGGTACGCCATATGTGCTGCGGGGCCGAGTCAAGAGCGCAGGCGCGGACTGTTTTACGTTCATCGCCGAAGTGATGATCGCCTGCGGTTTATTCAACAGCGAAGAATTGCCAGTATATAATCACGATTGGTGGGCGCATTGCTCGGACGAACAATACGCGTTTCGGCTGATGCGTTATGCGACGAATATTTTTGAAGGGGTGGCTTACACTTCCACGGAAGTTTTACCAGGAACCATCCTCGTGCAACGCATGGCAGGAAGTCGCGTTTACAATCACGGCGCTATCGTGACCGCGTGGCCGCTCATCGTGCACTGCCTAAGCCCATGTGTGGAAGAAGTGAATGCAAGTCGTGACCCGACGTGGAGTTATCAGACCGTGGCCGCTTTTGACCCGTGGAGGAAACCGTGATCGGCGGAAAATCCCGTGGCAATACCCGACCAGATGGCCTGGGCACAACTTTGCAATCCGCCGTCTATGGCGCTGCCATTCCACAAATTTATGGACGCACCCGTGCTGCCTTAGAAGTCATTTGGGCAGCGAACTTTCGAGAACAACCGGGAAGCGGAAAAAAGGGCAAAGGAAAATCGAAGAAAGGGAAATCACCACCAACTTATTGCGAGAACGTAGATTTCTTGCTTGGGCACAATCCCATTGCCGGTTGCTTGCAGGCATGGGCGAACAGAGACCAGAAGTATCCACTTAATTTTCAAAAATATACGACGGCTACGCTTCAAGGAGCAATCGCGATTCCAGACGCGCAATTTTATTGCATCCTGGGGGTTACTGCCACGCGGTCGTACAGTGTGACGTTCAATGATTACGGCGGCCATGGTTCGCACACCTTCACAGGAACTTACGAAGTGCCGCTCTGGAATGCTTGGTACACAGGACCAGACCCGACAAATCCCAGCTATATCCGCTATTGGCCTGATGTCTACGCCTGGAAGCCAGCAAGCGGAGCCACGATTTATGCTTACCAAGGCATTCAAAGCGCAAGCGCGTTGAATATTTATTACGCGCAATTACAAACGGGTAGCAACACGGATTCCAAAAACAGTGGCACAAATACACGCGTTCCCATTGCGGAATTGAGATTGACATTCGAAGCCGAACTTGGAAATGGCACCGAATACAGCGTCAATCCCGGACAGCAAATTCTTTATCCGCACTACGCTGGCCTCGGCTCCCCGAATATCGACATGGGCACTTCCGGCCAGATTCCCAATATCCGAATCGAAACATTGGGAGCCTTTCCACTTTATTCCACAGGGGATGCGGATTTCGCAGACATCATCGAGGATATTTTCAAGTCCGGCATTACGCAGGCGGCAACGGGCGCGATATCTGGATACACCGACCTACAGCATGGACTTTCCTGCTACGACCTTCCCGGGTCAGTGCAACGCTATTATCGTGATTCGCTATTTTGGTTTGCGTTCATCTATGGCGGCCCCGAAGGCTTAAGCTACTATCAAGCGAATCGGGCCGGTAATATCTTGATCTATGCGGCACAGAATAATGTTTCTCTCGGCGTCACAATCTCTTCGACCGCTGGCGAAGCATGGACGCCACACATGCCTCTCGGAACGAATCATCAGGTGTGGACCGCGCCAGCAGTTGGCGGCGTTTCGCCGAATGAAGTTAATCTGGTCTGGGCGGCCGGCCCGGGATTCGTGCGTGACTTTAGCGAGGTTGCGCTGGAAATCGGCGGGATGGACACAGTCGATGCGGCAAGTTCAACCGCGGGTACAGTCGGCGCTGACGGGCTGATCACAGCGAGCATCACGACGACGAATGAGCCGGGCGAACCAGCCTATATCGCCGTGTTTGTGATGTTTCCACCGGGCTCCCTCATGACGCATACCACGTCACCACATTGGAGCAGCATCGTGGCGGTAGCAAGTTCCGGCCTCGCTTGGGCATGGGCTGATTATCGAGTCGTCTATAATCCAGGAACTTATACGATTCAATATAGCAATATTTTTCCAAGCACTACATGGAACGTGACGATTATCGCGCTCAAAAATTCACAGCCAGTTTCCTTTCCGAAGCCGTTCGGAAATATTCTGGATTCGACGACGCTTGATCTTTGCCGGGCGCAGTGCCGAGCGAATGGGCTATGGGGCTCACTCAACATGGATTCGCAGCGCAAAGCCGCCGATTGGCTGGCAGACCTTTATTTTGCGATGGACGCGGCCCCTGTGTGGAGCGGCTTCAAACTCAAGTCCATTCCTTACAGTGAGGTATCGGTGGTTGGCAATGGCGCGCAATACACAGCCCCCACGGCTGCTGGGCCTGTGGCCATCCTGACGGAAAGTGATTTTCTCGGAGACAGTGGAACGCCGCCGGTAACCATCGAGCGGGCTGCGCCACGCATCGACGCGCCGAACGTTTACCAATTGCAGCATCCAAATCGCGGATCTGACTACAACGATGTGATCACCACGCAAGTTGAGGCAGCGACAATTTCGCTCTATGGAACGCGCAAGGAGTCACCGAAAACGGTACGATGCATCCAGGACGTGAATATCGCACGGCCGTTGGCGAACATCGCCGTACGGCGTAAAGCCTACATCGAACCGTTTATTTACAAGTTCAAATTGCCGGCGCGCTGGGGCTTATTGGAACCAATGGATCTCGTGACGATTCCCATTTCCGCGACGATGCCAACTACGCCCAATCAACCGCCCATAGGCACAATTCCATTACGCCTGACGAGCACATCCGAAGATGACCAATACAATCTTGATTGCGAAGCGGAGCCATTCCTCTACGGCGTTCACGCGCCGCTTCCATTGACGGTAACCGCACCGGTACCCTATTTCCCATCGCTGGGCGCCGACCCCGGCAGCGTTAATACTCCCGTGATCTTTGAACCCGTACCGCAGCTCTACAACAATCAAAATGAGCAGCAGCTCTGGGTCGTGGTGAGCGGCGCGAATGCCAATTATGGCGGCTGTGACGTGATGCTTTCGACAGATGGAGGGGTTTCCTATCTCAATGTGGGTGCGCTTGGTAATGCCATCACCGGCGTATTGGCGGGCGCATGGCCGGCTGCCGCTGATCCGGACACCACAAACGATTTACTTTTGGATCTTACAGAATCGCGCGGCAGTTTGCTTTCCTATCAAGTTTCTGATGAAGACAACTTTCTCTATCCCTGCTATGTGCAGGATGGCACGAGCGACATTCCCTACGAGCTGATGACCTATGCTGTAGCCAATCTCACAAGCACTTATCACTACACGCTCAAGGCCACGGGGGGCGGCACGAACAAATTGCGCCGTGCGGTATATGGCGCGCCAACGATTGGCCAGGGCGTGTTACACGCATTAGGCAAGCGATTCGCCTTCGTGGGCGCCGGGGCAGCAGGCGTGCTAAAGCTTACGATGGATCCGACGTGGATCGGCAAGACGCTACATTTTAAGTTTCTCGCTTTCAATACACTTGGCGGTGGTTTGCAGTCACTCGCTTCCGTGACGGATTATACCTATACACCGACCGGGACAACCGGCGGAGTGAATCCGAATGGCATTCCGCCACAGCTGTTTACAGTGAACGGAAACTAAGATGGCGAATCCCACTGTCATCAATCTGAACGACACGAACCCATCAGCTAATACCGGCTATGCCGATGTGAAATGGCAAAAGGGCAACGTCTACACCACGACTATCACCATCAATGGTCAGACGATAAGCGTCCAGGCAGCAAACGTCTCTGCGGAAACTCTGAACTTTGGCGGGGTAGACCCACGCACGACGGTCACGGAAACGGTTGCACTCGCGAGCCAAGGCAAGCTCATCACCTTCAACACAGTAAACAGCGCGGCGGTGACGCTCAACAGCGCAGGAGTCATCACAAACTTTAGCTGCGCTGTGAAGAATATCGGGACCGGCGCGGCCACGCTGACACCTTCCTCCGGTGCCATCAACGGAGAATCCTCCTGGCCGCTTGCCGCGATGGACGGTGGCTGGCTGTGGTTCGACGGGACGAACTGGTGGCTGGTCGAGGCCGAGAGCGCCCAGAATGGCATGGCTGTACTGTTCTGCGACCAGACCTCATCGGACATTTCCGGTTATAAGGAATTGATCACAACGAGTCCAATATCCGGCGAAACGACTTATGCCGCCTCCGGAAACGCTGGCGCCGGCGAAGTCCTCATCAAAGCGTTCGCCACGAATTCCGGCGCGCCCTCTGTGAATCTCTTCCCGATGGGCATGTGGATTCCATCCTTTTACGCCTCCGTGGACAGCATCTCGCAGGGACCGCAGATGGTCATCCGCGTTTATAAACGCGATACTACGGGAACGGAAACGCAACTCTGGGTGTTGAACGTCGCGCTTACCGCAACGGCCACGACGTTTTATGATCTCAGTACGGAGCAGCCGAACATCACGATGGCCGCGTCCGACCGGCTCGTCGTGAAATTTTTTCTATTGGCGGGCGGTGCGTCGAGCCGGACGTTGACGCTTTACGTGGACGGAACGACGCATCCTTCACACATTCATCTTCCGGTCGGCGCCATCAACATCGCGCGAACTGAGCTAGTCAACAAGCAAGCAGGCACGACCTACCCTATCGTGGATGCGGACCGTAGCTATCTGGTCGCTTTCACCAACGCGGCTGCGGTCACTGTGACGCTGCCTCAGGCGGGTGTGGCCGGTTTCGTGGCTGGCTGGTTCTGCGATGTAGTGGCGGAAGGCGCAGGTGGGACGACAATCACGCCAGCGACTTCGACGATTGATGGCCAGTCTTCGCTCGCCTTGACGCAGTACCAAGGATGTCGGATTGTTTCGGATGGAACGAATTATTTCACTGTCCGTGGATTGGGCACTGGCGGAGGCGGCGGTACCGGGACAGTCACCAATGTCGGCGCGCTCACGGCGCATGCTGTCATTTTGGGCGTGGATGGCACGACGAACGTAAAGGCAATTACGTCCACGGGCACGGCCGGCCAGGCGCTACTTTCGAATGGGGCCAGCGCCGACCCTTCCTTCCAACCTGTGGTGCTGAACGTAGGTGCGCTCACCAATCACGCAGTCATCATCGGACAGGGAAACATCAACGTAGCCGCGATTGGTACCGGCACGGCGGGCCAAGTCTTAACCTCACAGGGACCTTCCGCAGACCCGGCCTTCGCCGCCACAACATTGGTAAGGACGACCGCAACCATCAGCGCTGGGTCCATCGCGGGAGGCGCGAGCGCGACGGGAAGCGCGACGGTAGCGAAAGGGAGCATTCTCTATCAGGTAGTGGTTGGTTTTATCTGCCGCATCCGGTTATATAGCACGGCGGCGGGTCGTGATTCCGACGCTGGCCGGTCCGTGAGCGTGCAGGCGCCGTGGAACGTCGGCCTTCTGGTTGAGCTTTATCTCGACCTCGCTGGATTGCTCACCTTCCTCATGCAGCCACCGGCCATCATGGTGAATATGGATGGGACACCCGCGAGCACAATTTATTGGAGCATGACGAATATCGACACGGTATCGCACAGTTATACGGTAACATTAACTGTTCTACCAATGGAGACATAATATGGCAACTTCACAGCAATTCTTGGCCCCGGACAATACTACCGTGACGACCTTTGCCGCCTGGGCCTCTGCCTTTAGTGCTGCGAAGGCGACATTCGGCTGGACGCAGACGAACGATACCGGGCAGGTCGTATGGACCGCAACGGTTCTGACGCTCACGCAAGTGACGGTGACGGGGGGCAACTCGGCCTACGCGTACTCCTCCTTCACCGGCCCGGCTCCACGAGTCGGCATGTCGGTTATCATCACCGGGTTCGCCACGGGGGGCAACAACGTCACCGCGACGCTCACGGCGGTATCGGGCGGCGCAAGCGGGACA